ATGTTCATGCTAAAAATGATGAGGCTTTAAGTCATGCAAGTCTTTATGGTCACACAGAAGTTGTTAAGTTGTTACTAGACCATGGTGCTGATGTTCATGCTAAAAATGATGAGGCTTTAAGATGGGCAAGTGAAGATGGTCATACAGAAGTTGTTAAATTATTATTAGACCATGGTGCAGATGTTCATGCATATGATGAGTATGCTTTAAGATGGGCAAGTGAAGATGGTCATGCAGAAGTTGTTAAGTTATTATTAGACCATGGTGCTGATGTTAATGCTGATGATGATGAGGTTTTAAGGCGGGCAAGTTATAATGGTTATACAAAAGTTGTTAAGTTGTTACTAGACCATGGTGCGAATGTTCATGCCAAAAATAATTATGCTTTAATCAGGGCAAGTATTAATGGTTATATAGAAGTTGTTAAGTTGTTATTAGATTATGGAGCAGACCCCCATGATTTAAATAATTATGCCTTTAGAGCAGCTACTAAACATCCAAAAATACTTCATTTACTAAATAGATATTCTGACCCCAAAAAAAGATGAAAATCACCAAATAAATGTAAATAAATAATAAAAAAGATATTAATCATGGATATTAATGAATCAAATAGCATAAAAGTAAAAAAGAAATTAAATGAGGTTCAAGTAGGCGACACCGTAATATTTGATAAGCAAAAAGGATATGTTATTGGAAAAACATATGATGATAATTATATTATTCAAGTACAAGGTTCATCCCATTTAGCTAAATCTAATGAAGTTGAATCTGTGAAAAAAGAAGAACCTACTCAAAAACCTCCGTTTAAATTTGATAAACTAACCCTTCAAAATTTAACTACTAAAGCACTGTTTGAACAGTATGTTAGATGTGGAATATATATGGGAAGTGTTCCAGTTAAATTAAATAATTGTTATACTAAATATAGTGACTGGAATGATGCTGAAAATGAAAAGGACATAAGTGTATTAGTAGAGGGTTCTGTATCTTTATTACCAAAATCTCAAATAAGGATCTTAGAAGATGTTAATAATTTTGCTAATTTAGATAATTATATAGAAGGTGTTGAGGTAGATGAAACAGGGGAAGCTATATCAAATGTAATGATAAATGCTATTGATTATACAGAAGCTATAGGAGATGCTGAACCTGTTAGAATAATTAGGGGAGATGGAGTTTCTGAACCCACAGTTGATACTGTCCCAAAAGGTGCTTTAAAGACTTTAAGTATCTAATCATAAATTAAAAAAACCATAATAATTCAATGGAGTTTCAAGAATTTATTACAGATAATTTACTTATTTTTATTGGTGCTATTGTATTAATTGGTATGGGTATACTAATAGCTGAAATTCTAAGGCAACAAGTTAAACAGTTTTTTGAAGCTAATAGACAAAGAAAAATAGAAAGAAAAGAGTTATCTGAAAGTGTTAAGCAATTACTAAATAAAGTAGAAAGGCTAATAGATAGTTTAGCAGAACATAAAGAATATGATGAAGAATTTAGACAAAACTTAGAAAAGTCTGTTAACTATAAACTAAATATACAAAGTGCTAAAATAATGGATATAATGATTAGTGAAAGAGAACATTATAAAGAAACTAAAGGGAAAATAGATAAACAATGGTCAAATATATCTATAATGCAAAATGATATAATAGAATTACAGACTTGCATAGGTATGAAAAGAAAAGAGAAGGAAAAAGAAGAAGAAAATAAACGTAAAAAATAATATAATTTATCTATATTTATAATATTATATAAATATCTAATTTTTACTTAAGGTGTATTAAAACTTGATACACCTTTTTTCATATTATAATTATAGGCATAATTTTTGTGCTATAATATAAAAAAACTACTCTATGGCAATATATGTTAAGAATAAAGAATTAAGAGAAGAATTAATAAAATCAAAAGAACAAGATAAATTAACCAAAGAAGCACTGAACATGTTCATTTTAATGGCAAATAAATTTTCAACAAATTTCACATATATTTATGAAGAAGACAGAGAAGACTGTATATCTTTTGCTATAATGGATTGTTATCAATACTGGAGGGGATATAAACCAGAAAAATCACCAAACGCCTTTGCTTATATTACACAAATAATTAAAAATGGTTTTGCTAAGGGATGGCGAAAATTATATGGAAATATGCCTAAAAGTTCAAAAATTTCAGTTTCTCAAAATAACATTTACAGTCTGTAATAACCCTTTTTATATATTAAAAACAAGGTTTAAAAATATTGCCTGGTTCAGGGATTGAGTCGGACATTAAACAAAAACAGGTGGAGGCGTTGTCGTTAGACAAGTCTATGAAACCTGAAACACATCAGTCTTTAGCTGATGTGTAGTTCATAGAAGGAAAAAGATTCCATAGATATGCGTTTAATAAACAAAGATTAATAAAAATGGGTTATGATAAAAATAAAACCGAATTTCAAATAATGAACGAAGACATAAAAGCTCTTAGATTATATGATTGTGGAAATGTGGTTTGAGAATATTTAGATAAATAAATAAAAATACTTATGGCCTTTAATGACTCCTATAAACGCTGGCACAAACCTAATACTTCAGATAACGCAAAAACTAAGCAAGGATATTATAAAGTAAGAAATAAGGAAAAATATATAGGAGATCCTAGTCTAATTGTTTATAGGAGTTCGTGGGAATTTGCATTTTGTAAATGGGCAGATTATTCTCCCTCAATTTTAAGATGGAGTTCTGAGCCTATAAAAATTCCATATTACGATAGAATATCTAAATTAGAAGAATGTAAAAAATTAGGTCTAGATCCAAATAATCCTAAAAATTGGGTTATTAAAAATTACAATACAGATTTTTGGGTAGAAGTAGATAAAGGCGGGGATAGACCAGAAAAATGGTTTGTTGAAGTTAAACCAAAACATAAACTAAAAAAACCATCTCCACCACCCCCAAATTCTCCTTTAAAGGAAATAAAAAGATTTAATATTCAAGCCAAGGAATATATAATTAATGAAGCAAAGTTTGCTGCCTTAGATGAGTGGGCAAAAAAACATGGCGCTAAATTTTATATTTTCACTGAAGATATAATGATTAAATTAGGAATATTAGGGGGCAGGTTTGATTATGATAATGACAACAAAAAATTGTAAAAAAATTGTACTTTTTCAACTAAAATGATTATATTTGTAAAATGAAAGCAAAAAAAGTTAACCAAGTTTTAAACGAATCAGTAAGTTATTTAACAGGGTATACATTTGAACACCCTAAAACAGGACTAAGTTATACAATAACTAATGTTGTAGATGCCGGTCAAAGAGAAATAATTCATACTGAAGAAGGTCCTACGTTTTTTAAAGACATGTTAGAAGAAATGGGCGTACAATTTCCTGATGTAGGTGAATGGAAAGCACCTAGACAAAAAAGAACTGTTCAAAGAAAGCCAAGAAAACCTGTTCAAAGAGAACCTCTTATGTCAAAACCTGAATACCAAAGAACTTTAAGAGATTCTGCACCCACAGAAGAAATGGCGATGGAATTAGGTAGTGATATAGATGTAGGAGATATGACATATGATATAGCCGAAAATCTATATTATCAAGAAGATTTAAGAAACAGAGTAATTAAAGATAATCCAGAATTAATATCTAAACAGGATATTATATTTCAGATTAAGTCTGATTTAGAAAACTATTTATAAGATGTATAACGAGATATATAACTTTTGTCGGGTTAGAGATAAGGGAAAACAAGGGTTTTCTAATAGGGCTGACTTTATAGTTAAGTTACTTAATAAGTATAATATAGAGCATAAGATTGTAAAAACTAAAAGTTTTTTACACGGTAAAACATTTTACAATATTTATGCATTTGGTTCATCAAGTAAATTTTTATCTGGTCATTATGATGTTGTCAATATAAATTCTGATAATGCAAATGATAATAGTGCCTCTATTATAAACATGATTGCATATAAGAAAATGAATCCATCTATAAATTTACTTATATTAGATGGAGAAGAACCACCATATATGGGTGCCGGATCCAAATACGCATCTAAGTATTTATTAAAAAATAATATTCCCGTTAAATGGATTTTAAATTTAGAATTAACAGGTAAAGGAAGTACATTTTTTACTGATAAAGTTAAAACGGGATTAAACAAATGTATAGGAACTAATTTTCCTGATTCATTTAAAATATCTACACCATTTAATGATTCAATGATTTTTAGAAAATATGGATTTGAATCAAATGTTATTACACTAGTTGACGTTGATGAAGAAGGAAAAATTGATATGTCTCCTTTATATTATTCACATTCTATGCAAGATAGTGTTGGTAGAATATCAATACAGGATATGAAAGCTTTTACAGAAAATGTTGTAGATAAAATAGTAAAATCTTGTTAATTAATATAATAATTATTAATGAAAAGCCCTCGTGATGAATATAGATTTCTAAAAGATGTAAGAAACATTAAAGATGAAGCTTACTATGAACTATATGAAAAATATATAATCGAAAACAGAAGAGGGGGTGATAAATTAACACAAGTAGGGTCTACAGACCAAGAAACTTTATTACTTACAAGAAATGGAGGTTTCCCAATACCAGGAATGGTTTATACATTTATTTATGGGGAACCAGATCAAATATTTTTAAAACCTGGTCAAAATAATCAGCCAGAAGATTTATCTAAGAGATTTATAGATCTTATACCATTAGTTTTTTGTATGAATATTGATACAAATAGATTTAAGGGTATAAATTTTAATATGTTACCTAGTAATGTTAGACTAGATTTTTTAGATGAATATTATCATGTTTTTGAAGATTTTATGGAAAGGGAAGCTTCTTTATTATCTGAGCATGATAAAATCGCGATTAACAGAAGATTTTTAGAATATGTTAAATCGGGAAGAGGACAAAACATGATTAAGTTATTTAACAGAAGCATGGGTGCGAATTTTAATTACGCATATAGGTCTTATCTAGTTAATAAAGTATCTAGATTAAGAATGATAGAATATAATGAATGGGTTTATATTCCATTCTTAGAACCTAAAAATGCTTTTAGAAGATTGAGTCATCGACAAATACATGATTTATATCATAGAACAAAGTAACAACAAAAACCTTTAAATATGAAAAAATAAAAAAATATTTATATCATGGCTTCCTTTATATTTTATATGACTCGTCAAAGAAAACACAGAAGTCTTTAGCTTCTGTGATGAATTTGACTTCCAAAAAAATGGAAAAANGTCATTATTTTTTAATTATATATACTTACATAAATTAAGTTGTGTAAATGAAAAAAACATTTTCTATAAGATTATTTCCTACAAAAAAACAAATAGATGAATTAAATGAATTATCATCAATAAGAAATGATGTATGGAATAAACTTTTAGAAATAGAAGAAAATGAATACAAAACAAATAAAAAAATAATAAATAAATTCGGTTTAAATAATCTTTTACCAAAACTAAAAGAAAAATATCCAGAGTGGAAAAAATTAAACTCAAAAGCCATACAAACAATTTCAACTGAATTGTTTGGCTCTTATCGTTCATTCTTTAATTTGATTAAAAAAGATAAAAACGCAAGACCACCAAGAAAAATAGAAAATAATGGACACTTTCATACAATTGTTTGGAATCAATCTGGTTGGATATTTAAAGAAGATAGTATAATAATTAACAAATTACCTTTTACATATAAATCTAAAATAGACATAACAGAGTTAAATATAAAAGAAATTAAGATTAAATATGTAAGGAATAAATGGTTATGTGATATAATCATTGAAGAAGAAATAAAATATGAAGATAAATTAAATATAAAAACAAAAGTATTAGCAATTGATTTAGGTTTAAGCAAATTAGGAACAGGAGTTGATAATAAAGGTAACGTAATTGTGTTAGAAAATAAATCAAAGAAAATAAATGATTATTATCAAAAACAAATTGTTAAAATACAAAACAAAAGAAGTAAAACCAATAAAGGATCAAAAAGAAATAAAAGATTAAAAAGAGTATTAAATAAATGTTATCATAAAAAGAATCAACAAATAAAACAAACTCTACATGTTCAGAGTAAAAAATTAGCGAACATGAACTACAATACTATTGTAGTCGGTGATCTTACCGTTAAAAATTTAATGTCTAAAGATGGCTCAAATAAAAATAAAAAAGGAATTAGAAAATCATTTCATAAATCAAACATAACTATGTTCCTACAATTATTAGCCTATAAATGTCAATCAAATAATATAAATTTAACAAAAATTGATGAAAAATGGACAACACAATTAAATTGTTTAACGGGAAAGATATTTAAAGAAAGAATTGAATTAAATGATAGAGAAGTTCAATTATCTGACACCATAATTATTGATCGTGATATAAATTCAGCCATAAATATAATGAAAAGATGGTTTGGAAATCACATTGCTTCTATGAACGAGCCACTTGATTTTTCAAGTGTAATTAAAAAGAACAATCTTTTTAATGAAACACACAAATCTTTAGTTTGTGTGTAGTTCATTGTTTATAGTATTTTTTAAAACAATTACTATAAATGTGGGTATAAATATATAAAGAAAATAATGTTTATATGGCAGGATTTGTATTAAAGCCTCTAGATAATAAGGGAGCTGGATTTGTTTCTAAAATACAAAGAAATATACGATATTTAGCTGGTCTTGGAATGAAATGGGACCAAAAGGTTCTACAACAATCTAAGTCTATAGGTGTTGCAGAAGCCCAAATGGATTCATTATATGGGCTCTATTATCAACAAGGCCAATACATGGGAATTGATGTTGGCCAAAAGGAGTTTATTGCATTTTATGATAAAGAATACCCAACTAGAAGGGATTTCTTACGTAAATTTGCAATGAACGGGGAAATTGAACACGTTTTAGAAGTTATTGTAGATGAAACTATTGTATTAGATGACCAAAATTATTTTGGATATCCAGCAACAAAAGAATTAAAATCAGTTCTTAAAAAAGATAAATCAAAGGAAATAGTTGATTTTTTAAATGAATCATATAGAAAAGTATATTTTGCATTTGGATTTAATCAAGGGCACGATGCTTGGCACTATTGTAAAAAGTTTTTAGTTGATGGATTCTTAGCCTTTGAAATTATTTATGATGGAGAAGGAACTGATAAAGCAGAAAATGTTATAGGTTTTAAGGAATTAGATCCAATTTCATTAGAACCAGAAATAAGAAAAGATACTGATGGTAAAGAATATAGAGTATGGATTCAGTATAGAGGAGATTCTCAAAGACAAAGAGAATTAGTAGATTCAAACCTTATATACATATCATGGGCAAGAGGTAATTTTATTTCAAGACTATCATATGTAGAAAGACTCGTTCGTTCTTTTAACATGTTAAGAACATTAGAAAACTCAAGGGTTATATGGAATGTATGGAATGCTCAGATGAGGGTAAAAATATTAGTTCCTATAGGTACACAATCTGAGGCTAAGGCACGTACCCGTTTATCAGAATTAAGGGGTATGTATAAAGAGGAGTTAACAATTGATGACCAATCAGGAGAAGTAGCATATAATGGTCAAGTACAGTTTCCTTTTGCTAAAACCTTTGTTATTCCAACTAAAGACGGAACACAAACAGAAATAGATGGATTCCAACCTACTGGTTATGATTTAT